CACGACATTAAAGTGTCGGTGCCTCGGGAGGTCGATCTTCGTCGGCGCGTCCCTACACAGGTGTCACTGGGGTGCCACCTGGAGGGGGCCGCGTGTCCTCATCCCGATCCCGTGGATCCGTGGTCCATGCTGGCGGGGGTCTCGAAGCGCTTTGGAGTGAAGGTTCCCCTTGCGGACCCACTTGCCCTTGAGCGTCTTAGAGCCTTCGTCCGAACGTACGTCCGTCAGAACTACCAGCCTCTGCCAGCGGACGCCGATACGTCAGTGAATACATGGCTAGAGGGGACTGACTACCCAGCTTGGAGAAAGCAGGAACTACGTACCAAGTGGGAAGCAGTCACGGATTTGAACGACCCGAAGCACCGAATTTGCAAGTCGTTCATGAAGGATGAGGTCTACTCGGAATGGAAGTTCAACCGCGGAATTAACGCGCGCTCCGACGAGTTTAAGTGCATGGTTGGCCCGACGTTCAAGCTCATTGAGTCGGTCGTGTACCTAGACCACCATTTCATCAAACACGTTCCTGTGGCAGAACGTCCGGCCTATATTGCTAACCTTATAGGGCACGGTTCCAAATTTTTAGCCAGCGACTATACCGCGTTTGAGAGCCTATTCGTCCGCATGATTATGGAATGCGTCGAGTTTGAGCTATATGAGTATATGACGCAACACCTCCCAACGGGGCCAGCTTTCATGGAGCTGTGCAGGGAGGTCCTAGGTGGCCTCAACAGGTGCCAGTTCAAAGACTTCGAGGTGCGGCTCAACGCTGTACGCATGTCGGGGGAAATGTGCACTTCTCTAGGAAACGGGTTCTCCAATTTGATGTTCATGTTGTTCGTCTGCACTGAGAAAGGGTGCACCAACATTGAAGGCGTGGTTGAAGGTGACGATGGTCTTTTCGTTGCCAACGGCCCGGCCCCTACATCGGAGGACTTCGCAAAGCTCGGGCTGATCATTAAGCTTGAGGAGCACGACAAGCTGTCGCACGCAAGTTTTTGCGGGATAGTGTTTGACGAGACGGACCGCGTGAACATACGCGAGCCCTTCCAGGTACTGGCCTCGTTTGGCTGGACGTCCCGTCGTTATGCTTGCCAGAAAACAAAAATCCTCAGGGCTCTCCTGAGGTGCAAGGCATTGAGCCTTGCCCACCAGTATCCCGGCTGCCCAATTGTTGCAGCTCTTGCACGTTACGGCTTGCGCGTTACAGACGACGTCGCGGCGTGCAAAGTTCTTAGGGTTATAAATGGGCGAGGAGCAATGGATGCTTGGAACAGGGAGTGGATAAACACGCTCCTCCGTAGTTCGTTGCCCCCCGACGTGGATCCTCCCGTCCGAACACGGCTTCTAATGGAAGAGAAATTTGGCGTTTCCGTGATGGTACAGAAGAACATCGAACGCTATTTAGACTCTCTAACAGAAGTGCAACCCCTGCACATAGACGTCACTTTCATGCCCGAATCGTGGAAGAAGTACTGGGACACTTATGTCCAAGTTCCAGTCGACCTAGAGTTCCCTGAGCTGTGCGTTGCCCAGACAGGCCTAGACGTCCGTACCTTGTACCAACGCAAAGGGAATTGGCTGATACCTAAGGTGTCGCCCCAGCGAGTCCGCTAGTTCCTTGTCGGGCCAGACAT